GATGGTGGTGGAGGAGGTGCTTCTAGTGCTGGACCTCTAACTCCTCTCGGAAAAGGAAAACCCGGAGCATCAGGGGGTGGCGGTGCTTATGGTGCGGGAACTGTTGTCCCAAGAGTCAATGTAGGAGGATGTGGAAATTCTCCAGCTAGATTTATGTCACAAGGATATCTTGGTGGCGATGGAATAGCTGGTGATCAATATGGTGGCGGCGGAGGAGGCGGTGCAGGTGCTGTCGGCAGTAATGCAACAGGTGCTCCCTCAGGAACTTGTGGATCTGGTGGTGCCGGAGGCGCAGGTTCAAGTGCATGGCCAGGAGATTCAACATTAAGAGGTGGTGGTGGCGGAGGATCCGCAGGACCAGGAGGATCCGCAGGTGGTGCTGGACCCGGTGGTGGTGGAGCTGGAGGAAAAAGCCCATCTACCCAAGGATGCGCAGGAACAGCTAACACTGGTGGTGGAGGCGGCGGTGCTGGGTGCGGTGTTCCCGCAGGAAATGCTGGTGGTTCAGGCGTAGTTATTATTCAATATCCAGGTGGTCCCAGAGCTAGCGGAGGAACAGTAACACCTGTTCCAGGATGTAAAACACAACATTTATTTGCGGCTACTGGTTGTTTTGTAACTTAATGAGAGTAATAGGCACCTTGACTTTGTAGTTTACAAGATTGAAAAAATTTTATATAAACCTTTAAGGAGATATATATGGCGCACTTTGCAGAATTAGAATCAAAAACAGACCCAACGGGTTTTACAAGTGACACACACTTGATAGTAAAAAGAGTTATTGTAGTAAGTAATGATACTTCAACTGCAGCAGGCCCTTTAGGAGAAAATGATGAACATGTAGATGGAGAAACGTGGTGTTCAACATTTTTCAAAGGTGGTACCTGGAAACAAACTTCTTATAATCACAATTTTAGAAAACAATATGCAGGCATAGGAAATGTTTATGACGCTGCTAAAAACAAATTTTTAGGTTCACAACCTTACGCTTCATGGTCATTAGATGCTAGTGATGACTGGCAAGCTCCAGTTACTTCTCCTACAGATGCAGGAGATTATCTTGTCTCTTGGGATGAGGCTAATACAAAGTGGACAGGAATTAAAAGATCAGATCAATCAAACTGGAACTGGGACGCTTCAAGCTTAACTTGGGTGTCCGCATAGGAGACTCATATGGCAGGATACGGCCCAAACGGAGGAGTACAAGGCGTTTGTAACGCTGCTACTTCTTTTTGTCAGGCAGCACTTGTTACTAGTAAAACAGCTACAGGACCTTTCACAACTCAACCTGAAACTACAGCACTCGACTATTTAGTAGTCGCTGGTGGCGGTGGCGGAGGAATATCCGATGTTGGAGGCGGAGGTGGTGGAGCTGGAGGATATATCACTTCTTTTGGTTGTGCTTGTCGTGGACAAATTTCGGTATGTAAAGCTACGGCTTATACGATGACGATCGGTGGCGGCGGTGCTGGAGGAGTCGATACTCCCTACGCGACTAATGGAAAAGGTTCCGATGGAGCGAATTCAATTGCATTTTGTGGAACCCCTATTGCTATAACAGCAGAAGGAGGCGGTGCTGCAGGAGGAACAAATGGTGCCCCCTCTGCGACTGGTAGTGACGGAGGATCCGGTGGTGGTAGTGCCTTAGGACCTAATGTCGGAGGTTCAGGAAATACTCCCCCGGCTAATTGCTCAGGAGCAGGACCCGGTCCCGTTCAAGGTTATGACGGAGGAAGTAGTACATGTGGTCCAGCAAGTGGTAGCAATACAGGATCCGGTGGTGGAGGTGCTTCAGCAGTGGGAGTCAATGGTTCCGCAAGTTCACCTACTGCTACAACAGCAGGCGCGGGTGGTGCAGGAGGAACAAATTGTATAACAGGTTCACCAGTAGTTTACGGTGGTGGCGGCGGTGGAATGGGACACCCTGGGGCTGCTGGAGGAGCAGGAGGATCAGGCGGTGGTGGAGCAGGAGGCGGAACTCCAGCTCCAGGTGCAGGTAATGTTTCAGGTCAAAACGGAACTACAAATTTAGGGGGTGGCGGCGGAGGAGGTGCTGCACAAGCTCACCCGAGTCCAACCGCAGCAGGAACAGGGGGTCCTGGAGTTATCATTATTAAAGAACCTGCAGTTTGTGGTGTAACCGCTTCAGGTATGTGGCCTCAAAGAGCTCAGTACGATAATAAAGTCGCGGGAACTTGGCCATAATAAATTGATATAGATCAAATTGACTACATCCTTAGGGATGGTATAAAGAAAGAGAAAGATGAATTTACAAAATTATTTTTGGTATTTTAAAAGTGCTGTCCCCACTCATATCTGTGATGATATTATTAAATATGGATTACAGATGAAGGAACAAATGGCCATAACCGGTGGCTATGGAGATCAAAAATTAAATCAACGTCAGGTTAAAGATTTAAAAAAGAAAAGAGATTCAAATATTGTTTGGATATCTGAAAACTGGATTTATAAAGAACTTCATCCCTATATTCGTCAGGCCAGCACAAGTGCCGATTGGAATTTTCAATGGGACTATTCAGAGCCCTGTCAATTTACTAAATATAATAAAGGACAGTACTATGATTGGCATTGTGACGGCTGGGGAGGTGCTTATAATAAGCCTAATACTTCGAGCCATGGCAAAATAAGAAAATTATCCGTTACACTTTCTTTATCCGATGAAAAAGATTATAAGGGAGGAGAACTGGAATTTGATTTTAGAAATATGGATCCAGATAAAAAAAGAAATACTATGATATGTAAAGAAATTAGACCCAAAGGATCCCTCGTTGTGTTTCCTTCTTTTCTCTGGCATCGAGTAAAGCCTGTGACCAAAGGATCAAGATATAGTTTAGTGATCTGGAGTCTGGGATGGCCTTTTAAATGAAAAAGAAATTAGAAGAAGCTAATAAACCAGAGCCACTCACAACCGAACATTATTTTATTTCTCCTGTTTATTATACTGATAAGCCAGAATGGGTGAAAGATTTTAATACCGCTTCGGATGCCTACATCAAACAGGCTCGTTTAAATAATTTAGATATGATAAAAAAAAGGAATAAAAAATTAGGTGACAAAGGAGAACACGCCTGGGTTCATCATTCAACTACGTTGATTAATGACCCTCAATTTAAAGTGCTTCAGGACTATATTGGAGTAACGGCATGGAATCTACTGGACGGACAAGGTTTTGATTTAAGTAACCATTCTATTTTTATTACGGAGCTATGGGTTCAAGAATTTTCGAAAGATGGAGGAGGACACCATACGCTTCATACGCATTGGAATGGTCATATCTCTGGTTTTTATTTTTTAAAGGCCAGTGAAAAAACATCGATGCCTATTTTTGAAGATCCTCGCCCGGGGAATATGATGAATCTATTGCCTCAAAAAGATCCTTCTAAAATAACTCAAGCCTCTCATCAAGTTAATTATAGAGTTAAGCCGGGACGTTTAATCTTTTTTAATTCTTATCTCCCTCATATGTATGCCGTGGATGATGGCTATGAACCTTTTCGTTTTATTCATTTTAATATACAAGCGATACCTAATGGACCTTTAGGAAAACCGGGACAACCTACATGGTTACAACGAGAAAAGGATAAGAAAAAAGATGTCAAAAAAAAATAAGATCATTCATCTGCCGAAGCTGCATAATACCATGGGAGCTACCCACAATGCCTATATCAAAGCGATGCTGGGACACCCTAAAAAATATCCTGTTGATTTTGTAGAAACTTTAATTGATGAAAGAAAAAAAGAACTGATGAAAGAAAAAAATGTTCCAAAAAAATAAATATAAAATCTTAAGAAAAGCTATTAGCCCCGAACTCGCTAAGTTCTGTTATACCTATTTTTTAAATAAACGCAGAGTGGCAAGATTTCTGTTTGACCATAAATGGATTTCTCCTTTTGTAGCCGAATGGGGGGTGTGGAATGATCAACAAGTTCCTAATACTTATTCCCACTATGGAGATCTGGTTATGGAAACCTTACTTCAGGGTTTAAAAGAAAAAATGGAAAAGGAAACAGGCTACAAGCTGCAGGAAACTTATGCCTATGCACGGATTTATAAAATAGGTGACGTGTTGCATCGACATAAGGATCGTTATTCCTGTGAAGTCTCTACCACTTTAAATCTAGGGGGAGATCCCTGGCCTATTTATCTGGAACCTTCAGGTAAGACAGGCATGGCAGGAATTAAAGTGGATCTTGAACCGGGCGACATGCTTCTTTATTCAGGTTGTGATCTTGAACATTGGAGAGATGCCTTTCCGGGTAAAGATTGTGGTCAGGTCTTTCTTCATTATAATGATCGAACCAAGAAAACAGCTAAAGAAAACCTCTATGATCAACGTCCTTTCCTAGGGCTTCCTGCATGGTTTAAAGGTTTTAAGTTGCCTCTTAAGAAAAAATAAGATATGGTTAAGACTGGTGTGGGGGATCTTTCCACCACAAAGGTCTTCTACGCCTCTTTATAATCGTATTGATCTCCTCGTTAATCTAGTATATTTGTAATATTAAAGACCCCAAATTTTTTTGGACTCACCTTTACTATGGTCCCAGAATTTATGGGACAAACGGATTTTTCTATGCTACAAAAACTAGGCTTTACACCAGGCTTTAATAAACAAGTCACATCGACAGGTGCCGAAGGTCAATGGACCGGAGGTGATTACGTACGTTTTCGTTACGGCTCTCCAGAAAAAATCGGAGGTTGGGAACAGCTCGGTGAAAGCAATCTTACAGGAGCCGGTCGGGCTCTGCACCATTTTGATGACAATGCAGGCGTTAAATACGCAGCCATTGGAACCAATAGAATTTTATACATATATTCAGGAGGTCAGTTCTATGACATCCATCCTATTCGAACCAGTATTGCTGGCTGTGACTTTAGCAGTAGCAGTAGTTCTGCTACCGTCACTATAACCTTTCCAAGTCCTCATGGCCTAAGCGATGATGACATTGTTTTAATGGATGGGGTGAGTGGAGTAACGGCAGTAGGTTCTACTTTTGATGATGCCTCTTTTGAAGATATAAAATTTATGGTGACATCGGCACCGACAGCGACAACCATTGAAGTGACGATGGCGACGACTGAACAAGCAACCCCTTTAAGTAATTCAGGAACTGCGACCGGCAACTGTTATTATAGTGTTGGACCCGCTCAGCAGCTCGGAGGTTATGGATGGGGTACAGGAACTTATTCTGGATCCGCTTCAGGAGCGGCAACAACCACATTAGCAACAGGGATTGCGGCTGATGCTGGAGTCACAACGGTTGTATTAACATCCTCTTCTGCTTTTCCTTCATCTGGAGAAATTAGAATTGGAACAGAAGACATTAGTTATACGGCTAATGATACCGCGACTAATACTCTGAGTGGAGGTGCCAGAAATCAAAACGGAACTACCCTGGCCTCACATTTATCCGGAGCCACGGTGACTAATATTTCTGACTACGTCGGATGGGGCGATGCTTCTTCGGCTGACTTTACGATTGATCCAGGTCTATGGGTTCTGGATAACTATGGAACAATTTTAATTGCTTTGATTTATAATGGTAAATGTTTTCAATGGGATGCAGCCGCAGCCAATCCAACCAGTACCCGGGCAACGGTTATGTCCAATGCTCCCGCTTCCTCACGACACGTAATTGTATCACCAACCGATCGACACTTAATCTTTTTAGGAACCGTCGCAGGAACCGATGTAACGGTAGCCGGAGATCAAAATGATATGTTTATTCGCTGGTCTGATCAGGAAAGTATTAACGCTAGCGATTCCTATACCGTAACCGCTAACAATACCGCCGGTACGCAGCGACTCGCTAATGGTTCTAGAATTGTCGGAGCAAAAAGAGGTCGGGATGCCATTTACATCTGGACCGATACCGCTCTCTATTTAATGCGGTTTGTAGGCGCCCCCTTTACCTTTTCATTTGAACAAGCCGGCACGAACTGCGGACTCATCGGCAAAAATGCAGCGGTGGAAGTGGATGGAACCGCCTTCTGGATGTCTGAAAATGGATTCTTTAGTTATTCAGGCCAACTTCAAACGATGCCGTGCCTCGTTGAGGATTATGTTTTTGATAGTTTAAACTCTACTCCAAGAGATCTTATTAATTGTGGATTAAATAATTTATTTAGTGAGGTCAGCTGGTTCTATTGTAGTAAAACATCCGCTGTCGTAGACCGGGTGGTAACTTATAATTATGTAGAAACTTTGTTAACGAAGAAACCTATTTGGACGACTGGCAGTCTGCCACGTACGGCGTGGGCTGATTCAGCAGTCTTTGCTAAACCTCATGCCTGTTATTATGACAATACCGATGATGTTTCCTACGACGTCGTAGGCAATACTGATGGGATTACCATCTACTATGAACAGGAAACAGGGACCGATCAAATTAATGCAGGAGGAGTGATCACTGCGGTAGTTGCTAATGTTCTCTCCGGAGATTTTGACATTACTCAAAAGCGTGCGGCTCAGGGACAAGTCATTGGAACCCCGGACATTAGAGGAGATGGAGAATATGTTATGAGAATTAAAAGATTTTTACCTGACTTTATCAGTCAGACCGGAGATACTCAAATTACTTTAATGTTAAGAAATTATCCTAACAATGCAGCGGCCAGTTCTCCACTCGGACCCTTTACAATTACGAGCGCCACTGATAAGGTCGACACGCGCGCAAGGGCAAGAGCCATTGCGTTTAAAGTAGAAAACACGGGTACCAGCGGAGGGTCCTATCAGGCCCAAGCCTGGAAGCTCGGAACATTTAGACTGGATATCCATCCAGACGGGAGAAGATAATGGCAGCACCTTTTTATAATGAAGAAGATCAAGCGATCTACGAAGGGGGACAACATTTTATTCCTCAAGAACGATACAGATTAAACTATACTCCTTCCCCAACACTAGCGAGTACAGTAGGAAGTACTGGAGGAGTGACTAACACTTCAGCAGCCTATCCTTATATCTGGCCCCCTCAAGGAGATGGAGATGGTGGGGGCGGAGGCGGTAATATATTTGGTGGTTACGATCCTAATGAAAATTTAGGTTCAACCAATATAACTGATTATGAAGCCGGTGCAGCTGGAGTAGGTTCTACATGGGCAGGATCATTGGCTAAATTAAAAGATGACTATTCTAACCTCTGGACCCCTACAAATCTTTTAAGAAAGGGCTGGAAGGGAATTCAGAACTGGAGAGCAAAGAAAAAAGCAGAAA